TCATAACCCGAAGGTCACAGGTTCAAATCCTGTCCCCGCAACCATTCCCAGAAGTGAGCCGCCGGCGGCCTCAAGCATCAAGGTCTCCGCCGGCTCACCCAGTTCGACAAAAACGCCGCCCGGTTCTCGGGTGAGCGTCACTCTCCCAAGCAGTTCCTTCAGCACCACGCGGGCGCGCTCGACGTCCGTCTCGATCGTCGACTGCAGCAGCAGCAGCTCGGCGCGATAGCGCGCCATCGCGTTCTCGATCTCCTGGTCGACCACGGCGGCCGGCGCCGGGCCTGGCAAGGGCAGGGCGGCCTGCTCGGCTTCCAGGGCCTGCAGGCGGCCCAGCAGCGCGCCGGAATGGCCGCTGGCGGCGATCGCGTCGACCAGGCGCGAGATCTCGCCGCCGATCTCCTGGCGGCGCTGGTTGGCGGCCGCCCAGGCCTTCGCGCCTTCGCTCGCCTGCTCGTTCAGAGCGGCACGCAGCGCGCTACGAAAGATCTCCAGCTCGGCCGGCCTGGCCAGGTCGTCGCGCACCCAACTGGTCAGCACCTGGTCCACGCGCAGGCGCCTGGCCGTGACGCCGGCGCACACGGTGGGCCCGCGTTCCTTGCGGTTCAGGCAGCCATACGAGAGCTTGTCGACGGCGATCACCGCGCCGCCGCAGGATCCGCAGCGCAGCAGGCCGCCAAATAGCGTTTTGGTGCGCGCGCCCTTGCCGCGGCCGCCGGCGCGCGCCGGTTCGGCCAAGATCTTCTGCGCCTTGGCCCATAGCTCCTGCGGAACGATGCGCAGCTCCGGCATGTCGCGCTCCAGCCATTCCTCGCGCGGCCGCTCGACGCGCTGCCGGCGGCCGGTGTCGGGGTCTTTCACGAACTGCGCGCGGTTCCAGACATAGCGCCCGATGTAGAGCGGATTGTTGAGCACGCCGGTCTGCCGGTCGACGCGGCCATGGATCGCGTTCGCCGCCCACGTCGATCGCGCGGAAGGCACGCCCAGGCGGTTCAGTTCCTTGGCAATGCGCCGGGTGTTCCAGCCCTCGACAAAGCGCTCGAAGATCCACACCACCCACTTCGCCTGCTCGGGCACCACCTGCATGCGCTTGCCGCGCCCGTCGTCGACGGTGGTGTAGCCGTAGCAGCGGCCGCCGGCGGAATAGCCGCGCTCGAATTGCCCGGCCAGGCCGCGGTGCGTCTTGTGCCGCAGGTCGTCGAGATAAAGCTCGTTCACCATGCCGCGCGCCATGCGCATGATCTTGCGGCCGTGCGCCTCGCTGTCGTAACCGTCGGCGATGCCGATGATGCGGATGTCCCGATGCTCCAGGCGCTTGATCATGCGCTCCTGCTCGGAGCTTTCGCGCGATAGGCGGTCCAGGCCTTCCACCAGCAGGACCTCGAAGCGGCCGGCCAGCATGTCCGCCAGCAGGGCCTTGCCGCCCGGGCGGTTGGCGATCGGCGTGCTGCCCGATGTGGCCTGGTCGCTGTACTGCGCGACCACGCGCAGGCCTAGATAAGCGGCGCGATCAGCCGCTTGCTGCAGCTGGTCCTCGATCGAGGTCTCCCGCTGCTTGTCCGTCGAAAACCTGGCGTAGATCGCCGCTCGCATGGGCATTTCTTTCCGCGATGATTTTTGCGGCCGCGCTCTCGGCCAGCCAGCGGATCAGCGCGATCTTGGCCGGCGAGACATTCTGGCCCGGGGTGGTGGGCATTATAGGAGCGCCACCGGTGGAAGGAAACTTGTCGCGCATCAGCTTTCCGGCGGCCATTGGCTGACGAAACGCCGCAGCGCCCATTGCAGCCTGGTGGCCCAACCCATCGTATAGCCGGGGCGGTCGTCGGGGACATGCTGATTTATAGCGGCTATCGTGCCTGCCATTTCGTCATACCATTCCTCGCTGATCAGGTGCCCGGCAAAAGTGTCGAGCTGCACCGAATCGTCCAATGCAGTTTGTGCGACCTGCGCGAATTCAAGAAGATACTGAATTGCCTGGCTCTCGCTTGGCGTAAGCTGCGTAGCATCGCGGCTCGATAGCTTCAGCGATAGACGGGCCTCTTCCAGCAGCACGGGCGCGCGCTGCGAGAAGCGCGCGGTGACTCCATGCTGGTAGGCGTCGCGCACCAGGTCGGCCAGGCCGACGATGGCGCGGCGCAGATCTTCGGTGCCGGCGCTCATTTCACGCTCTCCGGAAACTCGTCCCAGGTGCGGCCGTCGAGCAGGCGGCCGGCGGTTTTCTTGCCAACGTTCTGGACGTAATGCACTCGCTCCCCGTAAAAGCCGTGGCCACCGGCAAGATTGAGCCAGCGCCCGTTGGGGTATTTGCGCTCCATGTCAGCGCAGCGCCTGTAATCCGGGTCGTCCCGATCTCGGTCATAGACTGGCAGCCAGTTCCCGTGCTGCTTGAACAGGAACGGCACGCCAGCAGCCTGGCATTGATCGCGCAGGCTGCGGAACCAGTCAGGGTGCGACGGGCGCGCGCCAGGGCCGCTCTCGCCGCCAGTGATCACCCAGTTGATCTGCGGTCTGCCGGCTTCAAGTTCCTCCGGCTCGCCATGGCAGAACCTTCCAGTCAGCGCATCAAGATGCCAGCCATCACCCCACTTCGACACCGCCTCCGCTGTCCGTAGGCGGCGCAGGTCCACCGGCCCCAGCAGCGGCTCCATACTGAGAAAGCGCACGCGCGCTGGCACCGCCAACAGCTTGGGGATGTCGCGGTCGGCCTCCTCCTGGTTGGCGATGGTGGCGCCGATCCAGACGTTCGGCCAAGGGACCGTAGCACCAGTCGCCCAAGTGGCCGGCAGCATGCCCTTCGCGTTGCCGATACGTTTGGTCAGCAGCAGCCAGTCCAGATTCGGCGTCGCAGCGATCAGGGCGAATAGATCGTCGCGCCATTCCTGCGGCACCTGGTTGTCGAACACGTCTGCCAAGGAGGCGCAGAACACGCGGTAGCGCAAGCCCTTGGCTGCGGCAGCAGCGTTCCACTTGATGGGGTCGCGCCAATTGGCCGCGCTGGTGCGCTTGCGGGCGCCGCCCCAGCCTTCCGGCGTCCAGCCTCTGAACTTGTCCTGGGCGGCGGCATAGCAGTTGTCGCAGGCCGGCGAGATCTTCGTGCACCCGATCCAGGGGTTGAAGGTGTGGTCGGTCCATTCGATGGCGCTGTTTTCAGCCATTAGATGCCTCCGTCTTGGGGAAGAGGGCGTTATCGGCCTCTTTCCGCCAGTCGGCACCATGAGCTGCGTACAGCCCCATTAGCCAATGCAGGACGTAAGCTTGCTCCTGCTCCATTTTGGGCGGGATGACGTGGCCAAGCTTGACGAGGCGGTGCGCTATCGGCCCGGTCCGAAAATTCGGCAAGCCCAATATTTGTCGCAACTCGTCGTCGAGGGGTGGCGGGGCAGTAGGCCCGGCGGCCGGCGAGGCCTTTATGCCGACACCGATATCGAGCGCCATCATGGCCATGTTGGCCACGTCAGCGGCGTGTTCCTCGATCGCGGCGGCGTTGCCGTCCCGCATCGCTTTTTGCAGCTTGGCGACGTGGTAGTAAATCTCCAGCATCACCTGGTCGCGCGTCATGGCCAGCCAGCCTGGGCGATCGCCCTTGCCGGCGTTGGCGTGCAGTTCGCGCCGCATCGAGGCAAGGAACGGGAGCAGCACGTCGTCGTATTTTTCAGCCATTACGTTTTTTGCCTTGTTGCTCCGGCTCACGGCGGCTAATGCTTCGTCATACATTTGCTGGCTGCTTTTGCCAGTGCCAAAAGCGGGGTGCGTCATGACTTTTCCTCCAATGCCAGCTTGATCTCGGCCGTTCGCACGACCGACTTGACTTCAAACATATCGAGGCGCCAGGCGTAGGCCCGGCGCTGGGCGCAGATCGTTTGCCAGGCGGCATCGACCTCGGTCAGCTCAAGAGGCATGCCGGCGTCCAGCTTGCGACGCAGGACATCAAGCGGCTGGGTGGGGATTCCAAGCTCGAAGCGTCGATCGAGAAGCTCCCAGACCTTTATCCAGCCCTCAAGGGCCGGGCAGATTTCGCAAAGCTCGCCCTCAAAGCTGACGAACACCAGGCGCCCCCGCACCGCGTCGACCTGGTCATTGCGGAGCTGCTCGAACATCGCGTCGATCGGCCGGAACACCAGGTCGACCTCGTGCGGCAGGGGGCGTGCGGCCGCGCCGCGCTTGAGCTGCAATGGGAAGCCGCGGCGCCGGCGCGGCTTGGCGCTGCGAGGCATCAGGCGCCATCCTTCCGCGCCGCATGGCGCTGGCCGATGTATTCGCGCATCCATTCCTCGGCCGTGGCCGGGTCGCCCAGCTGGCCGGTGATGCGCCGGCGCAGGTTCATGCCGGCGATCTGCCGCTGGGTGACCTGGATGGCGCCGAAGCTCACGGCCAGGGCGCGCTTGGACAGGGCAATGTCGTAATGGCTACCGCTGCAGACCTCGGGCGATTGCCACCACTTCCTGGCCACGCCGATTTTCTCGGCCATCGCGTGCAGCTCTTCGTCGGTGTCGGCCAGCATGTGGCACATCACCATCCGCCCGAAGGGCGCGCGCATGTCGTCGACGTAGACGGCCATGGTCAGCTCCCGGCCTTCTCGGCCAGCATGGCGATCGGCATGCTGGACAGCACGCAGGACTCGCAGACCGTGGCCACCACCTTGTCCATCACCGGCTTGGCCAGGTCTTCGTCCGGGCCCATCACCGAGGCGAGGGCGGGGCTGCCGAGCATCATCGACAGCCCCTGCTGCCGCTGGCAGGCCTGCATGTCGACGCCGAAGCGCTCGATCGTGACGCGCCAGAACAGCGGCAGGCCGGCCGCCAGGACCTTCTTGCCGCAGGCGCTGCAGGTGGCGTGCTGGCGCAGTTCGGCCTCTTTCATTTCGAGACCTCCGCGCGGTCGAGCTTGTCGATCTCCGCGAGGATAAGGGCGGCCGCGCGCACCAGGTTGCGCCGTGGATCCTTCGGTTTCCACCATTCCGCGTCCCAAGGCCAGAGGCGGCGCCCCGTGTCGGCATATTCCTTGGACCAATGGTCATCATCCAGGGACTTGCCGGCTGCATCAAGGGCATAGCAAGCGCCGGCGACGGCGAGGCCGCCTGGGTGTTCCTTGGCGTCGTCGTGGTGGTGGTCCCAGCCTTCCTGCTGGATCTGGCGGGCGCGCTCGAACAGGACGTCTTTGGCTGCTTTGGTCAGGACCGGCGCATCCTTGGCCGCGAGCAGTAAGAACGATCCGTCGTGCTCGCCGGGAAGATGCAAGGCGGCCACGGCCCGGGCGTACTGCTCCGGAGTGCACCGGCCCTTGCTTTCGGCTTCGTAGCCGGAATCTGCCTTCAATGACAGTTTGAAGCTGGCGGCGTTCATTTCGAGGCCTCCAGCGGCTTCCGGCTCGCTGCGGCGCTATCGGTCAGGCGCTTCGACAGCGGCTCCAGCATTTCCGCATCCATTGCCATGGCGATTTCGCCGGGCCTGTCGCCGAAGCGCACGTCGAATTTCCTGTCCTTCACTTTCAGAACGGTTCCGACTTGGCCCGCAGGTGCGAACGGCGGCAGGTTCTTCGCGCCCTTGCGCGTCACGACGGCGTCGCCTTCCTTGAACGCGGGTTGGGTCGCTGCCGCCGGCGCCGCGGCGCCGGCTTCGTTCTTCTGTTTTTGCTCGACCTTTGCGTTATGCGCGTCCAGAGCGGCGTTGATTTTTACCCGGTCGAGCGGCTTGGGCTCCTTCGCTGCCGTTTTTTTTGCCGTAATAGAACCGGTCGCCCGCGCAGCCTTCTTGGGGGCTTTCGCCTTCTCGCGCGCGCGTTCCTCGTCCAGGAGGCGCTGGCGGATGGCCTTGTGGTCAATCCCCGCGCGCTTGGCTGCGGCCTCGATCTCTTCGGCGCCCTTGCCGGTGTTGTATGTGTTTACATGCGCCTCCGGGCAGAGGGCCAGCATCAGCAGCATGGCGCCCAGCTCGCGGCCGTCCATCTTGGCCATGCGCATGTCGATGAAGTCCTGCTCGTTGCCCTTGAAACCGTAGAGCTGCAGGAAGCGCTGCTTGGCGTCGTGATACATCCGGTTCAGGAAGGCATCGGCGATCAGCTGCAGGGAGTCGAAGTCCAGGGGCGGCTTCTCCATGATCGCCTTCATGATCTCCAGGCGCACCTGCGTCTCGAAGCGCGCCTTCTTCTCGGCCGCGGCTTCGGTCGCCTTGGACTTGCTGACAGGCCGGCCGGCGAGCAGGCCTTTCTTGCGCGCGGCGGCCTCGACGGCGCCTTTGTCGTAGGTGGTCAGCACCTCCCGAGATTGCGGGTGCTCGATGAAGATCGGCTTCGGCGCGTCGGCGCCCAGGGCCTTGATGATGTTGACGTTCTTCGCCCCGGTCCAGAAGCTTTTCGTGTCTTCCTCCATCAGCACATTGCGGTCGCTGGTGTAGCGGCTGCCGTAGGGGAAAATCTTCTCGGCTTGCTTGCCGCTGACCAGTTTGGAGCCCTGGGCTTCGACCTCGATGCGCTTCAGCTCGGTGGCGGCATCCGCCTTGGCCTGGTAGCAGATCTTGTCCATGCACATGTCCGGGCCGCTCATCGTCTTGAACAGGTCGGGCATGGCGTGGGTGCGCTTGGGGCACTGGGCGCAGGGACCGGCGATCGGCTTGATGCTGCCCTTGGGGAAGTAGTCGGCCTTCTTCACGTCGAAGGGCGCCTGGTTGATCTGCAGCATGTACTGCCGGCGCACCCACTCGGCCGCGTCGCGGTAGGTCGGCGCTTCCTTGGTGTTGTGCCAGTTGGACAGGTGCTTCGCGGCTTCGGGCTGCAGGTCGTGCGGCACTCGCGCGATCAGCGTGGCGATGGTGACCGGGAAAATGCCGTCGGATGCCAGCTGGCGGGCGGTAGGGTGCAGGTCGAGCAGCTTGAGCCGGGTGTAGATGTATTCCTTGCTTTTGCCGAGTTTCTCGGCGAGCTGCTCGACGTTGTATTTCTGGCTGCGGACCAGGGCTTGATAGCCCTCGGCCTCTTCCAGGAAGTGCAGATCTTTGCGCTGCAGGTTCTCGATTACCTGTATCTCAAGAACGTCGGCGTCGCTCAACTCCTGGACGATCGCGGGGATCGTTTGTTTATTGGCAAGCTTCGATGCGCGGAAGCGGCGCTCGCCGGCGACGATCTCGAACTTGCCGTCCGGCAGGCGCCTGGCCAGGATGGGCTGCAGCACGCCGCGCTTTTTGATCGTGCTGGCCAGTCCCTGCAGGTCGGCCTCATCGAAGCGCTTGCGGGGATTGGTGGGGCTGGGCACCAGGCTGTCCAGCGGGAGGATGGTGGCGCCAATCTCGGCGCTGGTGGTCGGGGCGTTCATGAGCATCCTTTGCAAAGTGGGTTTGGCTCGGCTACTTGATGCGCCAAATGCGCAACCCGGCCGAATTGACCTGACTGACGAACTTGAAGTCCTTAGCCTTGCCGTCCGCCTGGTGCACCTTGCGCGCGGAGGCGATGCTGGATTTGGTCTTGAGCCCCGGGACCAGGAACGAGTCGCCCACCTTGAGCGCGGCCATCGCTTCGGCGATCAGGCTGATCTGCTCGGGCGTGCGGCGCGGTACGGGCTTGTCGCTCTCGATCAGGAAACCCGCGACGGTGCGCCCGCTCGGTTCGTCTTGGGGGGGGGCGATACCGGCGACGCCGGCTGCAGCGCGTGCGGACTGCTGACGGAATTCGCGCTCTTCCAGCGGTGAGACTAGGCGCGTGGGTAGCGACTTCATAGTTTGCGGCTTGGGCATGGCAACTCCCTGAAGTTAGGCGTAGCGGCGGGCGGTGCGCCAGGCGCGTGCCCAGTTGAAGGACAGCGCGGGGTCGCGCCAGAGGCGGAAAGCAAGGACAAGGCGGCGCATGGGGATCAGCGCTCCACGATCAGGCCGACGGCCAGGCCGCACCAGAGCAGCCAGTAGCCGGTTGAGCGTTGGGGGGGGCGACCTGGGTGCGCTCGAATTGCGGGACCAGGTACTTGAGGCGCAAGCGCGCGGCGCGGGCGCAGGTCAAAGAGATATTCATGCCGCAGCCCTCCGGCGCGAGTAACGCGCGACCTGCTGGGCCGTATGCTGTTCGTGGCCGGGGCTGAAGCGGCCGGCCTTGGGGTCCAGCACCAGGGTGGACCAACGCGACTCGAAGCAGGCGCGCGTGCCGGTCGCGTCAGCGATCTGGTCGAGCAGGATGGCGGACTTCACGGCGCGGGCGATGGGGCCGGTTTTGACGTCTGAAAGGTTCACATCCACTGCTTGAACCCTTCCTCATTAAAGACGGCCAACACAAACGGGATCTGCGCGCCCATGGGCAGCGGCTTGAAATCCGGATGCTGGATCACCAGCTCGACGCACGACACCTGGGTGAAGCTCAAGCGTGCGTTAACCAGCGCCGTCTCGTCGGGCAGCCCCAGCGCTTCGACCAGTTTTTGAAGGTCAACGCGCAGGATGCGGACGCGATGCTCCAGGTCGGGCGGATCAGCAGTGACAATCGGCGGATTGACTGGCGGCATCGGCGGTGGCTCCTTTTCTATCGAAGGAAGGCCTGATGCAGACGGCCGGCGCGGCGGCCGCTGGTTGCCTGGGATTTCAGGCCCAAAGAATTTTTCAAGCAGACTCACGGCGCCATCCTTTCCGGCTCCAGGGGATTGGTGACGGCGTTGCAGCTGGTGATGAGCCGGCCGTCTGAATTGCGCACGACGATCACCATGCGATCGCCGGCGCGGGGAGGGGTGCTGCAGGTGCCCAGGGCGCGCAGCTCGCGTTCGGCCTTGCGCTGGGCGGCCAGGGCGGCGCGCTCGCCGGCGCGGGCGGCTTCGGCCTGGTCGACCAGGTGGGCGACGAAGCGGAAGGCGGCGAAGGCGGCGAGGATCACCAGGCAGAACACGGCGAGGTAATGCAGCATCCGCGGCCGGTCGGTGATCGGCGCGTCGGCGAGCGGGCCGGTGGGGTCGGGGAAGTCGGGGAAATCTTTCGACATGGTCAACCCCGGTGCGGCAGCTTGGAGCGCGGCACGTTGCGCGAGCCCGGCATGCGGTTCATCAGCTCGCGGATGCGCGGGTTGGCGCGCAGGTAGGGCGACTTGCGCAGCTCGCCCTCCAGGCGGCGGAACAGCAGGACCTCGGCGACCATTTCGGGCTGCAGCTCGGGCACAAGCTTGAGGTCGGACAGCAGGCGCGCATGCTCCAGGCGCTCTTCCGGCGTGAGAGCCTCGGTCGGCTTCATTGCGCCGGCTCCAGGTCGCCGGCGACCAGCGGCCAAAAGCGGCGGCCAGTGTCAAGGGTGACCTCGATGTAGGTCTCGTCGAGGAAGTCGACGGCCCTGGTGATGCGCCCTTCCTCGCCGGTCTTGCGCAGCTTGACGCGCTGGTCCAGGTTGACGGTGTCGATGCCTTGGCTCATACCGTGGGTTCCTTTTTCAGTTGGCGCGCCTGGTACAGCAGCGGCTCGTCGGCGCCTTCGAGCAGCACTTCATAGCGGTCGCCGGGCAGGACCTGGACGACAACGCCGGGCCCGCCATCGCGCCAGGGGTTGCAGTCGGCGAAGAACAGCGGATCGGCGATCACGCGCTCGCCGGCGGCGAATTGCGGGGCGGGGATGGTGTGCATTAGTGCGGCATCCCCGGTTCCCTGGGGAAGGCCAGGGCAATCGATTCTTTGGCCAGTTCCTCGGTCAAGCGGCCTAAAGCCTCTTTCAGCGTGCAGTTGAAAGATCGGTCGGTCAGGCGTTGCAGCAAAAGGGTTTGCCCGTTGATGCAGCCATCGGCAAAGGCCTCGCGCATCGCCTTTTGATCTACCGGCCCTTTGTCCGCTTGATAGGTGGCAATAAACAAGGCGAATGCCTCCGCCAGAGTTTCGGGGTCCTCGGCGCTCATTGCACGTCGTCCCGCAGATGGCGCGCACGCGCCTGGGTGCGCTCGGCGGCGCGGCTCCATTGCTCGGCGCCGTCGTGGTCGCCGTGCTTGGCGAAGGCGCGGGCCTTGGCGCGCTGGCGGGCGGCGCGCTCGTCCAGGTCGCCGACCAGCAGGGCATGCAGGCGCGCCAGCAGGCGCGCGAAAAAGGCTTTCATCGTTGAACCTCCTGGAGATAGGCCTTGATGCGGGGATCGGTGTTGCGGCGGATCTGGCCGTCGGCGCTGCGGCACATCACGTCGCCCTCGCGCCAGTCGGTCGAGCCGCCCTCGGTCACCTGCGTGCAGACCTGGCCGAAGGCGGGCACCCAGGGCTCGCGGTGGCGCATGCCGCACACGTGCTCTTCCTCATGCGGCCGCATCAACGGGTCCAGGCTGGATAGGTGCACCTGGTAGCGATCGCCAACCCGCCGCGCGCAGGCGGAAGCACCTGCGGGGCAGGGCTTCAAGTCGTCTTCGTGATAGGTGACGGGCTTGCCGCAGACGGTGCCGCTGGTGATGGGGCCGGGGGTGGAAACGCATCCACACAGGGCGACCAGGGCGAAAGAAAGGAAAGGGTGGCGCATCATTCACCCTGTCCCAAGTAAAGTTCAATCAAGCGCCTGGCGAATTGCCCGTCGCTCATGTAAGGGGTCGACCAATCGATGCGCGGGACCACTTTGGCGCGGTTCGCGGTGTCCATGTGCGAATAGACCATCTGCTGCCACGCCAGCAGGCCGGGCGGCTTTGAAAAATCGCCAAAGCAGACCAAGAAGACGCAGCGCGCCAGCCGATCCTTGGGCGGAGGGAAGGGGGCGCCTGTGCGGCTCACTTCAAGCTCCGCGGCAGCATGCCCAGGTCCTGCAGGCGCTTGATCTTGGCGGCGTCGACGGTGTTGTCGATATCGGCGACCGGCACGCGCCGCGCCGGCGCCCAGGCATTGGTCTTTACGTCGAGCGGGCGCAGGGTGCACATGCCGCGCGGGTGGAGGGCATCGACCACGGCGAATTCGGCCTTGGCCTGGCCAAGGCGCACGAACACGACGGCGCCGGGCTTGACGGCGGAGCCGTCGAAGGCGAGGGCGGTGGTCATACCCGGACCTTTTCCCACTCGTGCAACTCGCGCTCGTGGTTGCACTTGAGAACCAGCATCGCAACCACGCTTTTATCCAGGGCTTTGATCAAGTCGTGATCGCGCCCTTTCTTCATGCTCTCGATGTGCTTCTGTTGCTGCAGCTTGGTAATGGCTGCGTTCAACTCCGCCACTTGATCCCGGTACCAGGCGCGGTAGTCCGCAATCATTTCTTCCACCGGCTGGTCCATCACGACACCTCGCCCAGCAGCGGCACCAGCTGACCGGTGCGAGGGTGCTTGACGGCGGCAACCGATTCGCGGGTGAAAGGCTCGCGGATGGCGACCACCGGGCCGTGGCGCTGGAAGTCCAGCTTGCACTTGCCGATCGGCAGGTCGCCGGTGCAGAACGTGCCGTCCTGGCGCCACAGTTCCAGCACCGGGCGGCCGCAGACCCACAGGGCGGAGAGGAGGGCGCGCTGGTGACTGGCGGCCTTGAGGCCGATCACCTGGGTGTGCGCCTCGGGCGCGTTCCAGTCGTACTCGCCCAGCTGGATGCGGGCGCGGTAGCTGTGTTCTTGTTCTTTGGGCCTGATCTGGTCCACTGCTGCCTCCATCAAACGTTAGTTGACGGCCGGAGCGTAAACCCTCGGTTTATAAATGTCAACTATCGGTTGATGGAAAGCGCAAAAAAATGCGGCCGGGGAGGCCTCCAGTCAGGGGATCACATCCCAAATGCCTGCTGCCAAGTCTCTCTGAAATCGGACAAAACCTCGAATTCCTTTTCGCAAAACTTGGCCTCGACGGTTTTTGCGGAGGCCAGGCGCTTGGCGAAGGCCACGCTCGAAGGGTAGAAATAGACCCATAGCTGGCCGGTGGTGCCGGGCACCGGGCTTTTCTGCTTCGTATCCATCTCGACACGCTTGCCGTCGACGAGCATGACCAGTCGGCCGCATTCAATGCCACGGTTTGACCGATAGAGCATCTGCAGCTCTACCGAAGGTGTGCCGCGCGCCTCGGTGCCTTTGTATTTCGCCACGAACTGCAGCCCGGGCTCGCCGCCGCTGGTGTAGGCGACGACGTCCTGGCCGGAGGGCGCGCGCACCGTCGTCTTGTTGTCGAACTTGTCGACCTTCGTCTCGACGGTCCAGGTGGTGGCCGCGATGGCTGGTGTGCAGAGCAGGGCGGCAGCTGCCGCCAGGGCGAGGCGCATGAATCCTCCGGTCGGTTATTGGTCTTGCTTTTTCTTGCCGTCCATGTCTTTGATGATCGAGTCGATCATCTTCAGGTAGTGCGAAGTCTGCTGTTTGCTGAATAGCGGTTGGGCGCGCTCGATCTGGTACTTGAGGAAGTCCAGCGTCTGCTGCCGGCTTTGTTCGGGCAGTTCGGTGATGGCGCGCGAAAGCTCGATCTGCTCTTCGGAGATTTCCGGGCCGATGCCATAGCGGAACCAGGCCGGCGTGCGCTTGAAGTAGGCGGCCAGGGTTTCCAGCTGGGATTCCTCGATGTTGCCGCCTTGGGCCCATTTGTGCATGGCCTGGCCGGATATCCGCACCCCGGTGGCATCGAACACCGCGTCGGAGAGCCGCTCATAGGAGAGCCCTGTCGCTTCCTTGAGCCGGAGGAATCGGGTGGCGAAGGTTTCTTTCACGTCATCAACCATAGGTTGAATAATGACACCGCAATCCATGTTGTCCATCATCCCGTAGTTGACATTCATAAACTCGCAGTTGATACTACGCGGCGTTACCACCCCGGAATCCGGTATGGACCCCGCTGAAACTGTTACCGAAACCCCGTCCGAGCAGGCATTTCGCCTGCTCGGCGGCGCCCCTGGCATCAAGCGCCGCTTCAACATCAGCCTGCAAGCCGCAGGCAAGTGGAAGAAGCTGATTCCGCCTGACCGCTGCGTCGCTGTTTCCGACATCACCGGCGTCGACCTGCGCGCCTTGCTCACCCAGAACAAGCCCGACCAGGTCGAGCCGTGCACCGCTTTGTCTCTTCCTCCGCCCTGACGGGCGGTTTGACCCGGCCATCGCAAGGTGGCCGGGTTTTTCTTTCGGGACAATCTTCTTCCTTTTTTTTACCTTGCCACGTGAAACCACGTGAAAAAGGTTTTTCACGGAGCAGCACATGACCACTCAAGGGAACCTTGAATTCACGCCGGGCCTGACGGTGCAGTACCGCACCTGGCGCGACGTGCTGGTGGCGGCGGTGTACGCCAGCCGGGGCGGCTCGGGCTCGGTGGCCCAGCACCTGGACATGGGGCCGTCGGAACTGGCCAAGCGGCTGGGCGAGGGCAACGGGGTCGATAACCGGCCGCTGCGGGTGGAAGACGCGATCGGGATCATCGAGGCGACCGGCGACATGCGCCCGGTCTATTGGCTGATCGAGCGCTTCCTAGAGTCGCCGGAGGTGAAGAAGCAGCGGGCGCTCGACCAGTTCAGCGCCCTGGCGCCGATCTTCGCGGAGCTGGCCCAGCAGGCCGGGATTGCGACCAACAAGAAGCGCTAAACGGCGCGAGGGGGAGAGATGCGCGAGATCGAGAGAGTGGTGGCCGGGGTGATCGCGGCCGTGCTGTTTGCAGTCAGCTTTGCGGTGATGTTTTGCGTGGTGTTCGCCGGCGGGGTGGTGATGTTGTGTTTCCTGCTGACGAGCCTGGTCTGGAGCGGGGCGGTCGGCCTGGCGGCTTTCGCATTCGACAAGAAGTAAGGGGCAATGCCGTTTTCACTTGATGCGGGAGCAGTGCCGCAGGACCTGGCCGCGCGCAAGCAGTGGCTGGTGTGGCGGTACGAAAACAAGCCTGGCCAGGCGAAGCCGGCCAAGATGCCCTATTACGTTTCGGGCAGGAAGCGCGCCGGCACGCAAGGCAGTGACGCGGATCGCGCGGCCCTGGAGACGCTCGATATCGCGCTCAAGAAAGCCGCCTCGGGCAACTGGGGCGGGATCGGGTTTGCCTTCCTTCCTGGTGATGGGCTCATTGGCATCGACCTGGACAGGGTGATCGAGGCCGAAGGCGGCAAGATCAAGCAGGGCGCGCAGCGCATCATCGATTCCTGCGCGTCCTACACCGAATATTCGCCCTCGGGCACCGGCGTGCACATCATCGTGCGCGGCGAGCTGGAGAAGGTCGAGAAGGATAACGGCATCGGCGTGGAGATCTTTGCCGGGCGGCAGTATTTCACCTTCACGGCGAAGCTCTTCCCGGGCGCGCCGGCGACGGTCAACCAGATCGACCCGACTGTGCTGCAGCGCCTGTTGCAACTGGTGATCGATGCGAAGGCGAAGAAGAAGGGACGGGTGCCCGAGCGTTCATCTGCCAGCGCGCCGCCTGCAGCGATTCCTGATGCACAGGCGAAGGTGCGCAGCGCCTTGGCCTATATCACGCCCGATCTCAACTACGACGACTGGATTGCGGTCGGCGGCGCTATCTACGCGGAGCTAGGCTCCGGTGCTTTCGATGTGTATGACCAGTGGAGCGCGGGCGGGAAAAAGTATGGTGGCAGCGAGGCCACGCGCAAGCATTGGGATTCGTTTTCAAAGTTCAGCGGCGGCTCGGGCGCGCTCTTTCGCAAAGCGATGGATGGGGGCTGGCGGGCGCTGGCGATAGGCAAGAAGGCAGGCAAGCCCGCACGCAAGAGCGCGTCCAAAGCGCCCGACAAACCGGCGCCCAAAGGCGTTTCTACCCCAAGTGGGCCTCACGGCGGGAGTGGTCCGCCTGATGCGCCTGGTGGCCCGCCGCCCGGGCCTCCCGAAGACGAAGACGCCTGGCGCAACGCCCTGTTGTGGAAAAAGGGCTACCTGATCGCGTGCCGGGAGAATGTGCTGCTGATCCTGCGCGATCACCCGGATTGGCGGGGTGTGCTGGGCGTCGACACCTTTGCCAAGCGCATCATGGTGCGCAAGCCCAGCCCGCTGGGGCATGAAGCCGGCGACGAGTGGGGCGAGAACGATCATATCGAGCTGGGGCTTTGGCTCGCGCAGCAGGAAGGGCTGGTGATCTCCAGCATCGACGCGATCGCCGGGGCGGTGGCCTACGTGGCCAGGCTGGCGAAGTTCCACCCGGTGCTCGAGTACTTCGAGACGCTCGAATGGGACCGGGAGGCGCGGCTGACGCACTGGGCCCATGAGCTGCTAGGCACGCGCGACGGCGAGTATGAGCGCATCGTCGGCGAGCTGTTCTTGATCAACATGGTGCGGCGCATCTTCGAGCCGGGGTGCGTGATGCGCTCGGTGCCGGTGCTGGAAGGCGAGCAGAACCGGGGCAAGTCGACGGCCCTGCGCCTGCTTGCGCAGCCGTGGTTTTCGGATTCGATGTTCCGGGTGGGCGACAAGGATGCCTACATGGCGATCCAGGGCGTGATGCTCTACGAGATCTCGGAACTGGACAGCTTCACCAAGGCCGAGGCCTCGGCGGTGAAGGCCTTCGTTTCGTCGGTGCGCGACAAGTTCCGGGCGCCGTACGAGCGGGCGATGGAAGACCACGAGCGGCAGACCACCTTCGCCGCGACCTGTAACGGCGCGGAGTACCTGAAAGACTTCTCGGGCAACACGCGCTTCTGGCCGCTGGAATGCGCGGTCGCCGGCGACATCCGCTTGGACCTGATCGAGCAGCACCGGGACCAGCTGCTGGCCGAGGCGATCACGCGCTACAAGAACGGTGCGCCGACGTTCCCGAACCCCGACCAGGTCAACCGGCTGTTCAAGCCGGAGCAGGACCAGCGGATGGTGGTGCACCCGTGGCGGCAGAAGCTGGTCAAGTACCTCGATGTCACTGGGGACAAGGCCTTCATGGTGTCCGACCTGCTCAAGGATGCCTTGCACGTCGACCTCTCGCGCATCGGCCCGCAGGGCGTCGAATCGCAGACGGTGGGAAAGATCATGCAGTCGCTGGGGTGGAAGAAGTGGCGCGACCCCAGCGATATGGAGTGGAAGTGGCGCAGGCCTGACGCGGCGCCTAAGAGCGAAGCAGCGGCAACGAAATCCGACATACCGGAAGAAAAAGGGGATTACGTTGATCCGTTTTGATATTTCCAAGGTTCCAAGGTTGCCAAGCTAATTTTCATATTGCTCACATGCGTGCGCTGCGCCCGAGGGCGCAGGCGGGTGCGCGCGCCTGCGCAGCGCACGTGAGGATTAAGCAAACCAGCTTAGAAAGGTTAGAAGGTTGGAAAAGAGAGAGGTAAGCCGGTTGATCAAGAGCGCGGTGCGGCGCCGCGCGATGGTTCTTTCGCAGGCGGCCTATGAGCGCTATGCAGCGGAGATGTTCGCGGCGATCGAGGGCGGGCAGCTGGCGCCTGCCGATATCGAGGCGTGGCAGCCGGCGGCAGGTGGAAACGATTCCACGGGCGGGGCGCATGCGGTGGAGGGGTTTTGAGCGCGGGCAAGCCTGGGTATATGCGGGAAGCGATGCCGGATGTCGCCGACTTCATCGACCGCTTCAAGGCCCAGCTTGGCGAGGCTGCGGTGAATGCGGCCATCAAGGCCGGGCTGGAGAAAGGGCGCAGCACGGACAAGCGCGAGCGCGAAGGCGGCTTTTGGGCGGTGCAGGCGCCGGCGGGCGTGATGGGCGACGCAATCTGGACGGACCCGCGCACTGCTGTGATTGGGTTTCCCTGGTGCCGCTGGCCGAGGGTTGGCGGGTGGGAACCTGCGTATACGCGGGATGAGCTGGAGCGCAAGGCGTTGGAAGCGAAGCGCCGGCGCGGGAAGTAAAACGGTTTTTCGGGAGGTAAGGCGATGGATGATCCGCTGTTCAAGAGCGCTAACGATGCGCTGGTGTATGCCTTCCAGTTCGGCAAGGACTGGCATACGAAGAATGCGCTGGCCACCTGGGTTCATGAGCGCGAGAGCAAGGGTAGGCGCGGCAAGGGCAAGGGGTTGATCGGGTTTGATGGCGCTGCCCAGGCGGGCATGGTGCTGTCGGAAGTGGGGCGGTTGGCGGATGCGATGAAGGCGTCCATCGTGTGCCGGTATGCGATCCGGCGCGGCCATTGCTCGGCGTGCGGCTCGGCCACCTTCACCGAGGCCTGGCGCGAAGGGATCGAGGAGCTGACCGAGTATGTGTTGCCCTCGGTGAACGGCATCTCGCCCAGGCAGATGCGCAAGCGCCTGGTCGAGCATTACTTCGGCGAGCCGGTCGATATGAAGGATCTGTCGAGCAAGTGGGATGTGTCCAAGAGCACGGCCTACAATCATCGGGATGCGATCCACACCTGCCTGCGAAGGCTGGAAGACCGGGCGATGGTGGCCGCCGAGCAGGTGCTGCAGGAAGCGCAGATGGTCGGAACCGCTTGACGCTGGAAAATCTTTCCAGTAAAGTCCGCGTTTATGAACCACTGGGTAACTGCGTCCGGGGGTTCCAGATGACCCGCCCGGCCTAGCGCTCGGCGGGTTTTTTCATGCCCAATCTGCCCCCTCGCCCTTGCCCGCATGCAGGCTGCAAGGTGCTGGTGCCTGGTGGTGGGCGCTGCCCCAAGCATGCGAATGCGCTGCAGCGTGAGAGTGACGCCAGGCGCGGCAGCTCGACGGAGCGTGGCTACGATTCGCGGTGGCGCAAGGCGCGTCGCGGGTTCCTTCGTTCCCATCCGCTTTGCGCAGCGGACGACGAGCTGGGCTGCAAGACGCTGGGCCGCATCCGCGCGGCCGATACCGTCGATCACATCGTGCCGCACAGGGGCGATGCGACGCTCTTCTGGGACCGCAACAACTGGCGGTCGATGTGCAAGACGTGCCATGACCGCAAGACAGCGCGCGAGGATGGTGGCTTCGGCCGTTTGCCCACCACGCGCACCAAACCTGCTGACGATTGAGGGCAAGGGGGAGGGGGCTAAAAATCCCTGCAACCGCCGCGCCCACGACCGTCGCTTTAACCAAATTTTTACGCGCGGGAAATTGAAGGGGGGGGTATCCCGCCCAGGGGGTAATCATGTCGACTGCAGGACGCAAGCCGTTGCCGGCAAATGTGCATATGCTCAATGGCAACCCGAGCAAGTTGCCCGCCGGCGCCCTGCTCGACGGCGTCAATCCTGACGTCGAGATCCCGGACTGCCCGACCTGGTTGATGCCGGACGCCAAGCGCGAATGGAAGCGCATCACGCCCCAGCTCGAAGGCCTGCGCCTGGTGTCCCAGCTGGACTTGGCCGAGCTGGCCGTCTACTGCCAGGAGTTCGCACGCTGGAAGCAGGCCGAGCGCAAGATCGCCGAGCTGAACAAGGGCGACCCCGAAGGCCTTGCCGGCCTGATCGGCGTCACGCCCAGCGGCTACAAGCAGATCTCCGTGCTGCTGCAGATCGTCCGCAGCTCGCAGGAGAAGATGATGAAGGCCGCCGCCAGCTTCGGCCTGAACCCCGCCGCGAGGCGCGGAGTCACGCCGAGCGAAGCCGGCAGCCAGCCCAGCCTGCCTGGCCTGGACGCGCCACAGTTGCCGCAAGCCGGATGGCAGAGCTTCAAGTAGACCAGGCCCCGCCCGAGTCGCCGCAGTTCGGAAAATACAACGCTGCCGCGCTGCGCTACGCGCACCAGGTGGTCGGTGGGGAAATCCCCTCCTGCAAGTGGGTCAAGGCCGCGTGCCAGCGGCAGCTCGACGACCTGGCGCGCGCCGAGTCGGATCCGCACTTCCCCTTCGAGTGGCGGCCCGACAAAGCGGAGCACGTCTGCCGCTTCATCGAGCTGCTGCCGCACGTCAAGGCCGAATGGGCTGGCCGGCGCCTGATGCTGGAGCCGTGGCAGATCTTCATCCTGACCACGGTCTTCGGCTGGTACCGCAAGACGGGCTACCGCAGGTTCCGCACCGTCTACATCGAGGTGCCCCGCAAGAACGCCAAGTCGACCCTGAGTTCCGGCGTCGCGCTCTACATGCTCACCGCCGACGGCGAGCAGGGCGCCGAGGCCTACTCGGCCGCGACCACGCGCGAGCAGGCCCGCATCGTGTTCAACGATGCCCAGGCCATGGCCACCCGCGAGCCGGAATTCCGCCGGCGCTTCGGCGTGCGTGTCAACGCGCACAGCCTGGCCGTGCCGGGAACCGCCAGCAAGTTCCACAGTCTGGCCGCCGAGGGCTCCACGCTGGACGGCCTGAACGTGCATTTTGCCTGCGTCGACGAGCTGCACGCGCACAAGACCCGCGCCGTGTGGGACGTTCTGGAGACCGGCATGGGCGCCCGGGCGCAGCCGATCCTCTGGGCGATCACCACCGCCGGCTTCGACCGCAGCGGCATCTGCTACGAGCAGCGCACCTACGTGACCAGCGTGCTCAACGCCATCCTGCGGGCGCATGACGGCATGGGCTACCCGGTGAAGGGCTCGATCGCGGAAGATGACACCTACTTCGGCATCATCTACACGATCGACGACGAGGACGACTGGGCCGATCCGGCCTGCTGGGCCAAGGCGAACCCGAACTATGGCGTCTCGGTCTACCCCGACGACATCAAGCGCCTGGCCGACAAGGCGATCAAGGTCGCCTCGGCGCGGTCGAATTTCCTGACCAAGCGCCTGAACGTCTGGGTCAACGCCGCGACGGCCTGGATGGACATGCGCAAGTGGGACGCCTGCGCGGATCCGCAGCTCGATATCGAGGATTTCCGCGGCGAAGACTGCGTCGCCGGCTATGACCTGGCCGCCAAGGTCGATATCGCTGCGCAGGCCAAGGTGTTCCTGCGCGAAGGCAGGTACTACGTCTTCATGCGCTTCTACCTGCCGCAGGCGCGCGTCGAGTCCGAGGAAAACGCCCAGTACGCCGGCTGGGCCGAGGAAGGCTGGATCACCGCCACCCCGGGGGCGACCATCGACTTCGAGGCCATCAAGGCCGACCTGCGCGAAGACGCGGCGCGCTTCCACATGCTGGAAGTGCCCTGCGACCCCTGGCAGGCCTCGCAGTTCATGAGCGAAATGGGCGAAGAGGGCGAAGGCCTGCCGATGGTCGAGTTCCGGCAGACCGTGCAAAACATGAGCGAGCCCATGAAGGAACTGGAAGCGGCGGTGCTCGACGGCCGCCTGGTGCATGACGGCAACCCGGTGCTGACCTGGATGATGGCCAACGTGATCGCCAAGCGCGACGCGAAGGACAACATCTTCCCGTGCAAGGAAAAGGAAGTCAACAAGATCGACGGCGCGGTGGCCCTGATTATCGCCCTGGCCCGCGCCATGGCGGCCGACAACAGCGCCGATCCTACGGAGGTGTACGTCGTATGAACATGCATGTCTTCAACATCTGCCTGGCGCTCGGCTGGATCATGGCCACCGCCGGCGGCATGCTGCTCAATCCCGGCGCCGGCCTCCTGGGCGGCGGCCTGCTCCTGCTCGCGCTGACCCTGCTGGTTGCGCGCATGGGCGGCGTCATGGCGCCGGCGAAGGACGCGCCCTGATGTTCCTCTCGCGCATCCGCGCGTCCTCGGACGATCGCGCGCCCTATGGCGACTTTTGGTATGAGCCGGTCGGCATGCGTTCGGCGAGCGGCGCGCGCGTCACGTCGGACAGCGCGCTCAAGCTGTCGGTGGTCTACGCCTGCATCAAGCGCCGCGCCGACGCGATGGCGAGCCTGCCGGTGCACGTTTTCCGCAAGCGCGCCAAGAGCGGCAACAAGGAATTCCTGCGCGATCACTGGCTGCACCGCCTGTTCAACCGCGCCCCGAACACGATCCAGGATCCGTTCCACTGGATGGAGCTGGTGCAGGGCACGCAGGACCTGCGTGGAAACGCTTACAACCGGATCAAGGCGAACGCGCGCGGCGAGATCACCGGGCTGGTGCCCGTGCATCCCGACCGTGTTTCCACCGAAGTGATCGGGGAAGACCTGGTGCGCTATCGCATCAAGGGCCTCGACGGCGCCCCGGACGAAGTGGTGCCGGCGGAAATGATGTTCCGCGTGCTCAACATGAGTTCGGACGGCTACACCGGCCTGAGCCCAGTGGCCCTCGCCCGCGAGGCGATCGGCGCCGGCCTGGCGCAGCAGGACTACGCCGGGCGCTTCTTCGCCAATGACGCGCGCCCGGGCGGCATCATCCAGTGGGACAAGAACTTCAAGGACAAGGCCGCTGCGGATCTGTTTCGCGCCAGCTGGCACGCTGCTCAAGGCGGGGTCAACCGCGGCAAGACCGCCATCCTCCCCGACGGCATGACCTACAAGGAAGTAGGCTTGAACAACCGCGACAGCCAGTTCATCGAGGCGCGCAAGTTCACGGTGGTCGACCTGTGCCGCATCTGGAACATGCCGCCGCACATGATCGGCGACCTGGACCGGGCCACCTTCGCCAACATCGAGCAGATGTCGCTTGAGTTCGCCATGTACACCATCGCGCCGGAGTGCCAGCGCTGGAAATGCGCCGTCGAGTTCCAGCTGCTGGGCCCGGATGAAGACGAGATCGAGATCGAGTTCGACTGGACCGCCCTGGTGCGCGGCGACCAGAGCGCGCGTGGCAATTTCTACGCCAAGGGCATCGCCGCCGGCTGGCTCACGCGCAATGAAGCGCGCGTCGACGACAACCGCGACCCGATCGCCGGCCTGGACGAGCCGCTGCGCCCGCTCAACATGGTCGAGGAATCCGACGCTGAAGAGGTCGAAGGGGAGGGCGGCGAAGTCGCAGACGATGACCAGGCCCAGCCGCCGGCGAAGGCGCCCGCGCCGCCTGGCGAAGACACCCAGCCAGAACCCGGCGCAAACCAGCGCCTGCGAGCGCTGGCTGCCGCTGCCGCCGAGCGTGTTGCGCGCAAGGAAGTCGAGCTGGTGATCCGCGCCCTGGGCGACGCAGATCCGCCGCAGGCTCTCGAAGTCTCCCTGAAGAAGCACGCGACGTTTGTCGCCAGCTGCCTGGGGATCGACGCCGCGCAGGCCTCGCGCTACTGCGAAGGCCAGCAGGTCCTGATCGACAGCTTTGCATATGGCGGTCAACCGAGCATCGATATCAACCATCCCAACTTCCGCGCGTGGTACGAACGCGCCGCGACCAGCCGGCTCACCCGCCTGGCCCTGAAAGGCACGTCATGAAAAACTCCATCCTGATCGCCGAGTTCCTCTCGCAGCCCTGGGCCCTGATGCCCGAGCGCATCCAGGCGATGGCGCGCGTCCTGGTGCGCTGGGAGCACAACCTGCCCCGCGCGATGGAAGACGACGACGCGCGCCCCTCGCGCAACAGCTTCGAGGCCCGCCGCGCCGGCGCCCAGGCGCGCGCCGGCGGCGGCGCGATCGCCGTGCTGCCCCTGTACGGCGTTGTGGTGCAGCGCGCGAACCTGATGGACGACGTATGCGGCCCGGGCGCGACCAGCACCCAGCAGTTCGCCGGCGCCCTGCGCGAAGCGCTCGCCGATGAATCGATCGGCAGCATCCTGATCGATATCGACTCCCCTGGCGGCAGCGTTTACGGCGTCGCCGAGCTGGCCGAGGAGATCTACCAGGCCCGCGCGAAAAAGCCGGTGGTGGCCATCGCCAACAGCCTGTCGGCCTCCGCCGCCTACTGGATCGGCTGCTCTGCCTCGGAGTTCTACGTCACGCCCGGCGGCGAGGCCGGCTCGATCGGCGTCTGGCAGGCCCACCAGGATTACTCGATCGCCCTGGAAGCCGAAGGCGTCAAGACCACGCTGATCAGCGCCGGCAAGTACAAGGTCGAGGGCAATCCCTACCAGCCGCTCGACGCCGAGGCGCAAGGCTTCATGCAGTCCCGCGTCAATGACTACTACCAGGCCTTCACCAAAGGTGTCGCGCGCGGTCGCGGTGTCGGCATCGCCCAGGTGCGTGACGGCATGGGCCAGGGCCGCGTGCTCGGCGCCGACGCCGCCCTGGCCGAGAAGATGGTCGACGGCATCGCCACCTTCGACGAAGTCGTGCGCAAGATGCAGAAGAGCAGCCGCGATGCCCGCGCCGGCCGCGCCGCTTCCCGCCTCAACGCCGCCCAGGCGCGCCTGGCGATCGCCCAGCGCACCACCCGCTAACCCATTCGGGCCCGCACGGCCCATCGCCGCGGCTCCATCGAGTCCGCGGCGCCGCCCATTGGCGGATGTGCAAACGCCTACACATCCAACTCTCTACTGGAGAAACCCTCATGCGAGTCTTTTCCCGCTCCAGCCTTGCGCTGGCCCTGGCGACCGTGGCAGTCATCTGCTTCGCGCTTTCGCCCTCCCTGGTGTTCGCCAATGACCTGAACACCGTACTGCACGCCGGCGCCACCTTGCTGCCCGCCGCCGGCGCCCTAGCCGGCATCAGCTCGGCCGCCATCCGCCGCCTGCAGGCCGCCAGCGCCGACGCGGTCAAGCAAGCCCGCGAAATCACCGACGGCGCCGCCAAGGCCAACCGCGACATGAACGAAGAAGAGCAAAAGCGCTTCGACGACCTCATGGCGCAGGTGGACCGCAACAACGCCTCGATCCAGCGCGAGCAGCGCCTGCTGGCTTCGGAAGCGCACCTGGGCGTGCTCGATGTTCCCGGCGCCCGCCATATCTCGGTGGAAGAAAACATCGAGAAAGACCCCAAGCGCGGCTTCTCGCACAAGGGCGAGTTCTACATGGCGGTGGTGAAGGCCAGCGTCGGTCGTGGTGTGGACAAGCGCCTGGTGTTCGAGCCGGCGGGGGTAACCGACCGCCAGGCTGCCGCGCCGACGACCTTCAGCAATGAAGCAGCTGGCGCCGACGGCGGTTTCGCAATCCCGCCGGACTTCTCCCGCGAACTCTGGCGCCTGTCGCTGGGCGAGGGTTCCCTGTTGCCGAAGACCGCCAATACCGAGATCTCCGGCAACAGCATGTTCTTCCCGAAGGACGAGTCCACCCCCTGGGGCGGTACCGGCGTACAGGTTTACTGGCAGGCTGAAGCGGCCGCCGCGCAGCAGAGCAAGCCGCAGATCGGCATGAACGCCATGGTCCTGCACAAGCTGCTGGGGCTCGTGCCGGTAACCAACGAACTGGTGGAAGACGGTTTCGCCATCGGCTCCTATCTGACGCCGCTGCTGTCCGACCGTATCACCTGGAAGACGAACGAAGCGATCCTGTTCGGCACCGGCGCCGGCCAGCCTCTGGGCTGCCTGACCAACGCCGGCAACACCGGCTCGCCGGCGATCGTGCAGGCGAAGGAATCGGGCCAATCAACCGGCACCCTGGACGCCAAGAACGTGACCAAGATGGTGCAGCGCCTTCTGGTCGGTGAACTCGGCAGCGCCTTCTGGCTGGCAACCCCGGACATCCTGACCCCGCTGGAAGCCCTGACCGTCGGCCAGTACCCGGTGTACCTGCCGAACAACGGCCTGTCCGAGTCGCCCTACGGCATGCTTAAGGGTCGCCCGCTGATGCTCTCCGAGCATGCCGCGGCGTTCTCCAGCCAGTCGGACCTGTCGCTCCTGTCGCTGCGCGGCTACCGCACCATCACCAAGGCCGCCGGCGTGCAGACCGACACGTCGATGCATCTGTTCTTCGACGCCGACGCCATGGCCATGCGCGTGCGCTTCCGCATGAACGGCGCGCCGATCATGAGCGCGCCGGTGACTCCGCCCAAGAGCAGCAACACCCGCTCGCACTTCGTCACCCTGCAGGCCCGCTAACCCGCCTGAACCGCGACACGCCTGCCGCCGCGCGCGGCAGGCGCTGCTGCCCGACCCGCAAACCCGCCTCTCTCTTTCGGAGACCAATCCATCATGCATCCCAATGCCCGCATCGCCGAGCTGCTCTCGCTGCTCGGCACCATCGATCCGGTGTCGCAAGCCGCCGGCACCGTTACCTCCAGCTGGATCTCGGCCGCCAACCATGAGCGCTTCATGGCACTCATCCAGACCGGCGTGCTCGGCTCCTCGGCCACCCTGGACGGCAAGCTGCAGCAGGCGACCGACAGCTCCGGCACCGGCGCGAAGGACATCACCGGCAAGGCGCTCACGCAGATCGTCAAGGCCTCCGGCGATTCCAAGCAGGCGCTGATCAACCTGCGCGCCGACGAGCTGGACATGGCGAACGGTTTCACCTACTTCCGCCTGTCCCTGACCGTCGCGACGGCCGCCAGCCTGATCAGCGCGTCGATCTTCGGTTCGGTGGCCAAGAACCTGCCCGCCTCGACCCTGAACCAGGCCGGCGTGGTGCAGAACATCTCCTAAGCCACGTCCTGACCGCCCGCCGGCCACAAGCCGGCGGGCCCTGGAACCGATCCCATGCCCCTGCAGCAGCTCACCCAGCCGACGCTTGAGCCGGTGTCCCTGGCCGAGGCCAAGACGCACCTGCGCGTCATCGACACGGCCGAAGACACGCTGATCACCGGCCTGATCTCTGGTGCCCGCCAGATGGCCGAGCAGAAGATGCAGCGCCAGATCCTGGCCTCGCGCTGGAAGCAGGTCCTGGATTCGTTCCCGGGCCCCAGCCTGCTGGGCGTGCCATGGGGGCGCGTGCTGGGCATGCCGCCGCAAGCCATCCAGATCGAGCGTGCCGCCGTGCTGCAGGTAGTCTCGATCACCTATCTCGACATGTCGGGCGTGCTGCAAACCCTCCCGGCGTCCGATTACACGGTCGACCTGACTTCCCATCCGGTGCGCATTACCCCGGTGTTCGGCAAGATCTGGCCGGCCAACACCCTGCCGCAGATCGGCGCGGTGACCGTCACCTTCGATTGCGGCGAGGCCGCCAGGCTGACCGTCGATGCGGCCGCCGACACCATCTACGTGCCCGGCTGGAAGACCCTGTCCGTGGGCGACACCGTGCGCTTGTCCAGGCGCGACCGCTCCGGGGTGGGCGACAGCAGCATGCCGGCACCGCTGGCCGAGTCGACCGACTATTACGTCCAGGCCGTGCCCGCGGCCAATACCTACAAGCTCGCCGCGACCAGCGGCGGCGCGGCGCTGGACCTGACATCCGCCGGCGCCGGCGACCTGTTCATCGGCGAGATCCCGGCCGCGATCCGCGCCTGGATGCTGCTGGCGATCGGCACGCTCTACGAAAACCGCGAATCGGTGGCCATCGACCAGCGCCTGGTGATGGCCCAGCTGCCGACCGAGTTCTTCGACGGCCTGCTCGACGCTTACCGCCTGGTACTGGCCTGACATGCGCGCCGGCAAACTCCGCCGCAGGGTGGATATCGAGCAGCCCCTGCTTGACCAGAACGCGATCGGGGAGCTGGAGCAGACCTGGTCGACGTTCGCCGCGAACGTGCCCGCCCAGGTCGAGCCCCTGAGCGGCCGCGAGCGCATCGTCGCGCAGCAGCTGAACACCCAGCTCGACACGCGCGTCACGCTGCGCTACATCAGCGGCCTGACCACGAAGATGCGTATCAAGTACGCGCGCACCGGCTACACCCCGCGCTACCTGCAGATCGAGGCCTTCGTCAACCTGGACGAGCGCAACCGCGAGATCGTGGTCGACTGCACCGAGTCCGAAGACGGCGGCCAGCCGATCGTCAACAGCTTCCTGCTGGAAAACGGCGACGCCCTCCTGCTGGAAGACGGTACCAACCTGCTACTTGAGGCCTAGATGAGCGCCAAGATCTCGACGTTGACCAGCGGCGGCGCCGCCATCGGCACGGACCTGCTGCCGATCGCCCGCGCCGGCAGCAACTACAGCCTGACCGTCGCGGCGATCGCCGCGTTCGTCTTCGCCAGCTCGCCCGGCGCCAGCGGCCAGGTGCTGTACAACAGCGGCGGTGCCGTCGCCGGCAGCAGCAGCCTGACCTTCGACGGCACCACGCTCACCGCCGGCGGCTTCGCTGGCCCGCTGACGGGCAACGTCACCGGCAATGTCAGCGGCAATGCAACCACCGCCACCGCCGCCTTCAGCGCAACCACGCTCTCGGCCACGCTCACGCCCGACAAGGGGGGCACCGGGGTTGCCAACAACGTCGCCAACACGCTCACCTTCAGCGGCAATTTCGGCCTGACGCTGACGCTCTCGGGAACCACTTCGGTGACGCTCCCGACTTCCGGCACCTTGCTGACCACGGCTTCGCTGGCTACCCAGTTGGCCAGCCCGCCGGCGATTGGTGGGACTGCGGCCAACGCGGGCACGTTCACGGTTGGAACATTCACCGCGACCACCCTCGGCGCCCTTAAGGTGACGGCCATTCCCGGTGATTCGACCGGCACCGTGCAGATTCTGAATGACACCAGCGGCCTGTTGCGTCCGTCATTCATAGCCAGCAATTCCACTGGCGGCGGCGGTTCGGTAGCGCTTGCCACTTATGGAAACGGCGGCATAGGCAATGGACCGTCGATTGGCACTGGCGCAGTATTTGCCCAATCGCTGGTGCTTGGCAACGGCGCTGCGCCTCAAGCGGCTGTGGGCGCGGCCAGCGCTATGCTTGGATTCAACAGCGGTTCCAATGCCGCGATTGACCTTGCCATAAAGCGCAATACTGCCAACGTCCTGGAGATCAACAACGGCACCGCCGGCACCTTCGCCGACCTGAAGCTGCGTACCCTGATCGCAGGCGGCACGATGGCCACCAACATGACGGTTGGTTTTATCCAGATCGCCGGTGCCGCCGGCGCGGCTACCGGCACGCCCGCCGACACGAGCGGTGTGCCCATGTACTTCGACAAGACCAACAACAAGCTGATGGCCTACAACGCCGGCTGGAAGACCCTGGCCACGGCCTTCGCCTAAAAAAAGGAGCCGCACCCGCGGCCCCTAAAAGACTGTCATGACCATCATAACGAAAGGATGGAATCATGGCAACGGACTCTTACACCTTGTCGGCCGCCGCCGTTTCGCGCATGCAGACGGCGGTAGGGCATGCGCTGCGCCTGGGCCGCGATGCGACGCTCCAGGAAGCTCATAACTACTGGGTCGATTTCAAGAAGAACTTTGTGCTTGACCACGAACGCCAGATGGCGATCGAGGCGGTAAGTGCCGCTACGCCGCCTGACGTGACATAGGAGAAAACCTTGATCAAGACCACCCTGGGGCAGTTGCATGCTGCCGTGCCCGCGCTGACCGCGCTGATGGGCGAGAAGCTGCCGATCCCGGTGGCGGTGAAAGTCTCGCTGCTGGCCAAGCGCATCAACCCCGAGATGGCCACCTTCGGCGAGCATCGCCAGTCGCTGTTCATGGAGTATGGCAAGCCGGCCGAGGATGATCCGGCCACAATCAAGGTGCCCGATGACAAGATGGCCGAGTTCACCCCGAAGATGAACGAGCTGCTCGGCACCGAGGTCGAGCTGCAGCTGGACCCGGTCAAGCTCGAAGCCATCGCCGGCGCGAGCCTGACCGCCATCGATATCGGCGTGCTGATGGACGCGGGCCTGGTTGCCGAGTAGCCATGAGCGCCGATTTCGACTTCACCGTGCAGGGCGGCGCCGAGCTGGCCAAGCGCCTGGCGGAGATCCCCCCGAAGCTGGAAAACAAGGTCCTGCGCGCGGCCGTGCGCGCGGGCTCGGTGGTGATCGCCAATGAAGCGAAGTCGCGCGCGCCGGTACTGCGGGAGCCGGATCCGCGCCGCAACCCCGGCACGTTGAAGAAGGCGATCAAGCCGCGCAGCACCAAGGTGGTCAAGGGCTTGGTCTCGGGCGGCGTGGCGGTGCGCATGCTGTCGGCCGCGCAGATCCAGAAGTTCAAAGCCGCCGGCGGCAGCAAGGGCGCGAACAATCCGAACGATCCGTTCTACGCCCGCTGGGTCGAGTACGGCACGGTCAAGATGGCGGCGCAGCCGTTCATGCGCCCGGCGCTGTCTTCCAAGGCGCAGGCGGCGATCGACGAAGTGGCGCGCGTGACGGCGGCCGGCCTGGATGAGGTCGTCAAGTGATCGACGAGGCGCTGTTTACCCGCCTGTCCGGCTTCGCGGGGCTTTCCTCCCTGGTGGGCTCGCGCATCTACCCGGTGATGCTGCCGCAAAGCCCTACCTACCCGGCGATCTCGCATTTCTCGATCGGCGGCGGCGAGACGGTGATGGCGATGGGCAGCGACCCGGGCCTGGTGGTGGCGCAGTGGCAGTTCTCGGCCTGGGGCTCGAAGGCCAAGGATGCGCGGGACGCCATCGAGCAGGTGCGCCTGGCGCTGCAGCGCTTTCGCGGCACCGTCAGCGGCACCGTGATCCAGGACATCCTGGCCGATGGCCCGATGCGCCGCGAGCCGCCCGAGCTGGTCGACGGCGTGCTGGTGTTCCAGTTCTCGCGCGACTTCCGCATCTGGTACGTGGAAGGCTAACCAAGGGGCAAGACATGTCTGTTCAAGTACAAAATGGCCGCCTGTTTTTCGGCAAATACGACTGGTCCGGCGATCTCAACGGCATCGACCTGCAGATCGGCGCCGAGCTGCAGGACCGCACCTCGATGATCGACACCGCGCGCAAGCGGGTCGCCGGCCTGCGTACCGTCGCGGTCCAGCTCGAAGGCATGTGGAGCGGCGGCGCCGGCGCCGTCGATGACGCGGCCTTTTCCGAGCTGGGCGTCGCCGACGAGCCCTGCACCGTGATCCCGACGATCGCCGCGGCCGAGGGCGACCTGGCCTACTTCTTCAAGGCCATCGAGGGCAGCTACAAGCCCGGCGCCAAGGTCGGCGAACTGTTCAAGTTCTCCGTCTCCGCCGATGGCACCGACGACACCGTGCGCGGCCAGGTGATGCTCGACGGCCGCAGCACCGCCAAGACCAGCACCGGCACCGGGCCGATCGTCAACCTGGGCGCCCTGGCGGCTGGGCAGAAGCTCTGGGCCGCCGCGCACGTGCTCGCCGTCGCCGGCACCACGCCCAGCTTCACGCTGAAGCTGCAAAGCGCGGCTTTGGTGGGCTTCGGCTCGCCGACCGACCGCATCACCTTCTCCAGCGTGAACGGCGCCAGCTCGATGATCGCCAACGTCGCCGGCGCCGTCACCGATGCCTACTGGCGGTTCGCCTGGACCATTTCGGGCACCACGCCCAGCTTCACCGTCGTCGGCGTCGCCGGCATCAAGTAACCACCCTGGGAGCCAATCATGGCCGCTATCGTTTTGACCAACGCGCAGGTGATCATCAACTCGGTCGACCTCTCCGACCACGTGCGCTCCGTCACCGTCACCCCGTCCGTCGACCTGCAGGACAAGACCGCCATGGGCGCGAGCTACCACGCCCGCCTGGGCGGCCTGAAGGACTACAGCCTGGAACTGGAACTGAACCAGGACTTCGCCTCCGGCAGCGTCGACGCCACCCTGTTCCCGCTGCTCGGCGTCTCGACCTCCATCGAAGTGCGCCCGGTCAACGGCAGCCGCAGCGCCACCAATCCCGGCTACACCGGCAACGCCATCCTGGAAAGCTACAAGCCGGTCTCCGGCAAGGTCGGCGACATGCTGGTCACCACCGCGTCCTTCAAGGGCGACGGCGCCCTCGCGCGCCAGACCTCGTAACCGTCTCCTCAAAAGCGGCATTCGCCGCCTGTGTGTTCGGGAGTAGCGCCCCGTCACTTTGGCCGGCCGGGAAGGCCTTCCCGCCGGCTAATTTTTTTGTGTATGCGCTTACACGAAAGGGAATCATGAGCCTGATCAGCAAAGCAGCGGTCCTGGTAATGCAGGACCTGCCCTATGAAGACGTGTCCGTCCCGGAGTGGGGCGGCGAAGCCCGCGTCTCGGTGATGAGCGGCACGGCGCGCGACGCCTTTGAAGATGCCGTCTCGAAGGCGCGCGCCGCCGGCGAGAAGCCCAATTTCCGCGCCCGCCTGGCCGCCGCGTCGGTAGTCGACGAGCAGGGCGAGCCGGTCTTCACCGAGGCCGATATCGAGGCCCTGGGCAAGAAGAGCGCCACCGCGCTGGACCGGATCTGCAAGGTCGCCATGCGCCTGAACGGCATGGGCGCCGAGGGCATGAAGGAGATCGAGGGAAACACCGCCGGCGACCGGAGCGCCAGTTCTACTTCCGGCTCGCCCTCCGCCTGAAGATGCCGGTGGCCGAAATGCTCCAGCGCATGGACTCGCGCGAGATCGCCGAGTGGATGGCGCATTTCAAGGTCGAGGAAGAGCGCCGCGAGATTGATCGCCTGCAGGCCGACGCGGCGCGCAACAACCAGACAAGGAAGAAACCATGGCAACGGTAGGCGAACTGCTCATTAATTTGAGCGCGAACACCGCTCGCCTGCAGCAGGACTTCCAGAAGGCGGCCGAGATCCAGAAGAGCTGGGCCGACAAGGCGGTGGCCAGCGCCAACCTGGTCAAGGGCGCGCTCGCCACCATAGGCGTGATGGCCGTGGTCTCGCAGTTCCGCAGCGTGCTCAACTCGGCCATCGAGACCAGCGCCGGTTTCCAGGACATGGCGGTCAAGGCCGGTACCACTGTCGAGGCGTTGTCGTCCCTGTCGCAGGCCGCCAAGCTGTCGCAGACCAGCATGGGCGATGTCACCACCGCGCTCACCAAGCTGTCGCGCGGCATGGCCGGGTCCGACGACGAGACCAAGGGCGCCGGCCATGCGCTCGAAGCGCTCGGCATCAAGGCAAAGGATCTGTCGGGGCAGTTGCGCGACCCGCAGGCGGTGCTGGTCGAGATGGCGCAAAAGCTCGGCGAGTACCGCGACGGCGCCGGCAAGACCGCGCTGGTCCAGGACGCGCTGGGCCGCTCCGGCGCCCAGCTGCTGCCCTTCATGCGCGAGCTGGCCGAGACCGGCGTCACCGAGGCGAAGGTCACCACCGAGCAGGCCGAAGCGGCCAAGCGCTACGAAGACAACCTGATCCGCCTGGCGGCGCAGAAGCAGGCCGTCTACCGCATCGTCGCCATGCAGATGATCCCGGTGATGGATACCTTCGTCGAGACGCTGCTCAAGGCGGTGACCGAGTCCAACGGCCTGAAGAAGTCGGTCGAGGAACTGGCCAAGGACGGCAGCATCCGGGATTGGGCGGAGAGCGGGGCCAAGGGCGTTGCGTTCCTGATCGATGCCTTCGACGGGCTCAAGCGCGTCGTGATGATCGTCGGCGACGGGATTGGCGCGCTGTACGCCATTCAGGCAGCGGCTTTGCGGGGTGATTTCGCGGGCATCGCGCAGATCAACCGCGAGGCCATGGCCAAGCAGCAGGAGATCCTGGGCAAGGAATGGTTTGGCGACAAGCTGAAAAAGCAGTTCGAGATGCGGCGCAACGTCGAGGCGGGCATTGCCGCCGGCGCCGACATCGGCGGCGGCAAGCCCCAGCTGCAGTACAGCACGGCCAAGGAAAAGACCGGCATCGATTCCGAGTACGAGCGCTATATCCGGGCGCTGCAGCGGTACGAGGAAGAGCTGGGCCGCGCCAATGGCATGACCGAATCGGCCAAGGCGCTCTACGAGACGACCAAGGGCTCGCTGCGCACCCTGACCGAAGAGCACAAGGCCGCCATCGTGGCGATCGCCGGCGAGGTGGACAAGCGCCGCCAGCAGATCATGGTGATCGAAAACGAGTACGCGCGCCGCATCGCCCTGCAGCAGGTGATGGAGCAGAACGACCACGTGCGCCAGGGCCTGTTCCAGTCCGGCGCCGATTCCCAGCGCGCCGCCGAGTTCCAGATCTCGCTGATCGGCAAGACCGCCGAGGAAGTGCAGCGCCTGACCATCGCCTATAACGCCGAGACGGCCGCGCTGATGGCCAAGCGCCAGCTGCAGGGCGAAGACACCACCGCCGCGCAGGCCGAGATCGACGCGATCGCCGCGCGCCAGCAGGCGGTGATGACCGAGCTGGCCGCCAAGCAGCGCGCCTACGAGCGCGATTTCAACATCGGCGCCAAGAGCGCCTTCGACAAGTACGCCGACGACGCCACCAACGCGGCGAAGAATGTCGAGCTGGTGCTGACCAATTCCTTCCGCAGCGCCGAGGATGCCCTGGTGCAGTTCGTGCAGACCGGCAAGCTCGACTTCAAGAGCCTGGTCAATTCGATCCTGGCCGACCTGGCGCGCATGGAGCTGCGGCAAAACGTGCTGGGCCCCATCGCCCAAATGATGGGCCTGAAGACCGGCTCGGCCGGTGGATCGGGCGGCGGCCTGCTTGGCAGTGTGGGTAGCCTCTTCAGCGGGATGGGAGGCGGCAGCTCCTTCTTCGGTGGCATCAGCGACTGGTTCAAGGGCGTGCAAGGGATCGGCGCCGGCACCGGCGCCGCATTCGGCAACATGGACTTCGGCGGCTTCTTCGCCGATGGTGGATCCACGCCGCCCAACAGCTGGGTGGTGGTCGGCGAAGACGGCCCGGAGCTGATGCGCTCAGGATCCGGCGGCGGCACGGTGGTGCCGAATAGCGCGCTGGGCGGCGGCGCGCCCAACGTCACCATCAACATGATCAACAAGGGCGAGCCGATGAGCGCGCAGGCCTCGGCGCCGCGGTTTGACGCCGGCAGCTGGGTGATCGACGTGGTGACCAACCGCCTGCGCACCGACAACAATTTCCGGCAGGCGATGCAGACTGCCAACAGGGCGCCGATCTGATGGAAACGTTTCCGGCTTACGCCTCGGTGCTGTACCAGGGCTTCGCGGTTTCGCGCAAGTCCGCCGTGGACCGCACCGACATGGAATCGGGCCCGCCCAAGCAGCTCAAGCGGCGCAGCCGGGTGATGGTCGAGCGCAGCGTGATGGTGGACTTCGCCTCGAAGGCGGATTACCAGAGCTTCATCACCTGGTTCCAGTCCAACATCAACTTCGGCGCCGACTGGTTCACCTGGACCGACCCGGTCGACGGCGCCAGCAAGACCGCGCGCATCAAGGAAAGCATCGCCCAGGAAACGCCGCAGCGGGGCGATTCCAGCTACTGGCGCCTCTCGATGATCATCGAGACCTGGAGCAGCTGATGTCGCGTACCCTGTCGGCGAACTACCGCGAGCAGACCGCCAGCACCGGCGGCGAATCGCCCGTCTACCTGCTGGAGATCACCCATTCCCAGCTCGACGTGCCGATCCGCGTGGTGAACGATAACCAGGACCTGGTCAGCAACGGCAACACTTTCACCGCCTTCGCCTTCCAGATCACCATCCCGGATGACCAGGACAAGACCCTGCCGCGCGCCCAGCTGGCGATCGATAACGTCGGGCGCGAGCTGGTGCAGTGGCTGGAGCTGTCGGGCGGCGGCCGCGGCGCCCAGGTGCGCATCATGCAGGTGATGCGCAACGCGCCGGACGTGATCGAGTACGACATCACGGTCGACCTGATCTCGGTCACCCAGAACGTGCAGCAGATCACTGGCCAGCTCGGCTATGAAGATCTGCTGAACACGCCAGGCCTGAAGGCCACCTACCGCCCGGAAAACACCCCCGGCGTCTTCTGATGGCATCCCACTGGTCGGACCCGTACCTGGGCGCTCCGTATAGCCCAGGCGAGGGCGATTGCGTCGGCTTTGCCCTGCGCGCCACGCTCGAGGTATTCGGCCGCGAGATCTCGATCGCCAGGCCGGAAGGCGAGCCGGATTACCGCGCCCTGGCGCGCGCCGTCGAGCAGGGCCGCAACGAGCTGGCGGCGCCTACCGACGCCCCGGTGGAAGGCGACATCGTGCTGATGCGCGGCCGGGGCTACATCAACCACGTGGGGCTGTACGCGCTGCTCGCCGGCGAGCCCTGGGTGGTGCATTCATTCATCCGCTGCGGCGCCGTGGCCAGGCATCGCATTCGCCAACTTTCCAGCTACGGCCTGGCCGTCGAGGGGTACTACAAGTGGATCTGAGCGAACAGAAGCACCTGCCGGCGGCGCCGACGGCGGTGTTCGCCCCGCATCCGCTGATGCCCGCCGAGGGCCGCGAACTGGTCTACGAGGCGATCCTGCCCGGCGAGAGCCTGGAGGCCTTCCTGGCCCGCACTGGCCTGCTTGGGCGCATCGGCAATGCCCCGGTGACGCTGATGCTGGCCGGGCGCTACCGCATCCCGCGCGAGATGTGGGGCAAGGTCTATCCGAACCCGGGCGTGATGATCACCATCGTCGCGGTCGCCCAGGGCGGCGGGGGCGGGGGCGGCAAGAATCCGCTGGCGGCCATCCTGTCGATCGCGGTGATGGTCTTCGCGCCGATGATCGCGCCCTTCCTGGGCATCACCAGCCAGCTCGGCATCGGCCTGCTGCGGCTCGGCCTGGGCCTGGCCATCAACGCGTTGTTCCCGCCGCCCAAGCCGCAGATCTCGCAGGCGCAGGCCAAGACGCAAGAGCAGGCCTCGCCGACCTATTCGCTCACCGGCGGCCAGAACCGGGCCCGGCCCTACGAACCGATGCCCCTCTACGTGGGCAAGAACCTGGTGTTCGCGGACCTGGGCGCCAAGACCTACACCGAGACCAGCGGCGAAGACCAGTATCTCTATCAGCTTTTCGACTTCGGCTACAACGACCTGGTGCTGACCGCGCCGCGGATCGGCACCACGCCGCTGTCGAGCTACGACGGCATCACTGTCCAGGATTCGACGAACGGGGCAATCACCCTGTTCCCGGCCAACGTCGACACCGTCGCTGGCGCCGACCTGCCGCACGACGTCTGGCAGCAGCGCACCAGCAGCGCCGGCGTCACCCGCCTGGCGGTGGAGATCGTGGGCCAGAGCTACCGCCTGGTCAGCGAAGACGGCGGCACCTATGGCAACGCCTATTCGTTCTACCTGCAGTACCGGCCGCAGGGCACCACGACATGGCTCGATTGGTTCGGCAGCACCTCCCTGGTCGACGGCACCGCGCCGAACAAGATCAAGACCCTGCGCTTCACGTTTTACCTCGACGTGGCCGAGGGCGCCTACGACGTACAGGTGCGCTTCAACAACACGACGGGTGATTCCTACGAGGGCGTCACCGTCATCGCCAATTTCACCTGGTCGCAACTGCGCTGCTACCAGCCCGACAAGGCTGATTACATCGGCCGCCAGCGCCGCGCCATCATCTTCAAGGCCTCGGGCCAACTGAGCGGTCAGGTCGAGGCGTACAACAACATTGCCAGCGCCCGCACGCTGGTCTGGAACGGCGCCAGCTGGGTGACGGCGGAGACTTCCAATCCCGCCTGGTGGGTGCTGGCGGTGGCGCGCGGCAAGTACGTCACGAAAGCGAACGGCCGCGTGGAGCTGGAGTGGGGCGCGGGCATGCCCGACAGCCGCATCGATATCGAGGGCATCAAGGCCTTCGGCGCCTGGTGCGACGCCAAGGCGCTGACCTTCAACGGCATCTTCGACCAGCAGCAGTCTGCCTTCGAGATCATGGCGGCGATCGCGCTGATGGGGCGCGGCACGCTCTCCTGGGCGAACGGCAAGCTGGGCGTGGTGTGGGATGCGCCGGACCAGCCGGTGGTGTCGGTCTTCACCATGTCCAACATCATGCTGGGCAGCTTCGAGGTGGCCTACCAGACCGAGGAACTGGCGGACGAGCTGGTGTGCTCGTTCATCAACCCCGAACTGGAGTGGCAGCGCGACACCCTGCGCGTCACCGTGCCCGGCGTTACCAACCCGGTGCGGGTCAAGAACATTGAGCTGTTCGGCTGTACCAACAAGGATCTGGCCGCGCGCCAGGCCAACTTGTACGCCGCGCAGAACGCCTACCGCACCAAGCGCTACAAGTGGCACGCGGATTGGGAAGGGATGGCCTGCACGCGCGGCGACGTGGTGCGCCTCTCGCACGACCTGACCAGCTATGACTACTCGGGCCGCCTGGTCGAGGGCAGCACGGCCGCCGCGCCCAAGCTGGAGCGCCTTGTACCCCTTGCGGCCTCCGGGGGCTGGGTGGTGATCATCAAGCCCGACCAATCCTTCGGCCTCTACCAGGTCGCCGGCGGGACCGGGCAGAGCGACACGCTGACGCTGGTCAGCCCGCTGGGCTTCGACCCGGGCGCCGATCCCGACCATCCGCCCTGCGACTACAAGTTCCTTTACGGCACCAGCAGCTCGCCGGGCAAGCTGGTGAAGATCGACGCCATGCGGCCGCTCGATGACTCGACGGTGGAGATCACCGCGATCGACGAGTTCCCCGAGTACTACGCCTGCGAAAACAACCCCTACAGCTACACCCCGCCGCGGCCGCGCATGGGCCTGCCCAGGCTCGACAACCTCGCGCTGACCGTCGACGGCGTGCGCGCCGGCACCGGCTACCTGGCGCGCGTCACGGCCACCTGGAACGCGCAAAACGACTACTCGCGCGCCGAGATCTTCCTGGACGACGACGGCACCGGCTTTCGCCCGATCGGCCAGACCGACAGCAACAGCTTTGCCTTTACCCTCACCGACGGGCTGTTCATCACCCTGCGCGTGGTGGCCTATTCCTCCCTGGGCGCGCTGGGCGGCAAGGTAATCCAGGAGATCAGCCAGCTGGTCGACTTCGCCGGCCTGCGCCGCCCGGCCGACGTGTCCAGCTTCGTGATCAACGGCCAGCAGCTGGCCTGGTCGGCGGTGGCCGATGTCGACGTGCTTGGCTACGAGATCCGCTTTCACTACGGCGACTACCGCAGCTGGGAAGACGCAGTGCCGATGCATGCCGGCCTGATCACCGACAACCCGTGGAGCATGCCGGCCTCCCTGCCCGGCACCGTCACGATCATGATCAAGGCGCAGGACGCCGCCGGCCTGCAGTCCGCCAACCCCGCCATCATCGTCACCGACCTGGGCGACCCGGCCGTCGCCAACGTGCTGGTGACGCAGGATTACGCGGCGGCCGGCTTCCCGGGCACGATCAGCGGCGGCAGCGTGTCCGGCGGGGCGCTGCGCGCCACCAACGTCACGCTGTTCTACGGCAACAGCGACGCGCTGCCGCTGTATGGCCCGAATGACGGCGCCCCCTTCTACGCGCCGGCGCTTTACGCGGCCATGACCTACGAGGCGCAGAACTACTCGCCGGCGGCGGTGCTCACCGGCAGCCTGATGACGCTCGATTTCAGCATCGCGGCCGACCCGTACTTTATCGAGTACCGCATCACCGGCGCCGCGCCGCTGTACAGCACCACGCCGGCCGACCCGTTCTACGGGCCCGACGACAGCATGGCCTTCTACGCGCCGGCCGGCGACTACGCCGCCTGGCCCGGCCAGATCGCCGTCACGCGCCAGCCTTACGACTTCCGCGTGCGCACTTCCCAGGGCCCGACCCAGGGCGTGCTCAGCGCCTTCTCGGTGATTGTCGACGCGCCCGACATCGAGCAGCAGGTCAACGACCTGGCCATCGGCAGCGGCGGCACGCGCGTAACCCTCACCGAGCCGTTCACCGAGGTCTCGAACATCCAGATCACGCTGGAAGACGACGGCGGCAGCGCAGTCACCGCCCGCTATGTCGACAAGAGCATCGCCCTGGGCCCGCTCATCAAATGCTTCAACGCCGCCGGCAGCGCTGTTGCCGGCACCGTAGACGTTCGTCTGAAAGGGTACTAAATGACCAGCCTGCCAGTAAAAGGCGACCTTGACGGCTCCACCGTAGGCCACAACCAGGGCACCTTCAAGACCGCGATCGGCAACCTGCGCGATTTCATTGCCGACCTGTTCGGCACCGACAGCGGCACCATGAAGAACGTGCACGCCGGCCTCAAGCTGGCCGATCTCGGCGCGCCGCACAACATGGGTGTTGCGTTCACCCAGGGCGGCGGCGCATTGACCATCGCCCTGAAAGACGCGACTGCATCGGCAGATCCGTCGGCCGCCAGCCCGGTCCTGGTCGGCCAACGTTCCAGCAGCGCCGCCACCGCCCTGGTGAACCAGCGCGCGGTGGAGAGTGCCTTGTCCCTGGTGATCGCCAGCGGTGCCACGCTGGGCCAGGGGAACAGCAGCACCGAGTGGCTTTATCTGTACCTGCTCGACAATTCCGGCACCCAGGAACTGGCAGTGTCGGCGACCGATCTGGGCGCCAGCGGCATCGCCAGCTCCACGGCCATGTCCGCCGGCGCCACCAGCGGTGATGTGCTGTACTCGACCTCGGCGCGCAGCAGCCTGCCATTTCGCAAGGTGCATCGCTTCAAAGCGCCCCAGACAAGCGCTGGCACCTGGGGTGCCGTGCCCACGCTCGTCGAGGCCTGGCCCTGGGCCGACGCGGCGCGCTCCACGGTGCTTCCTTCGCGGTCCGCCAACAAGATCCTGACAGGCGCCCAGAGCGGCGCGGTGGTCCCGGCCACCGGCACCTTCACGCAAACCTTTTCGGCTGCCGCCACGCTGGGGGCCGGCTGGTATGTCGACTATCGCAATGACGGCACCGGGATCATCACTTTTGACCCGAACAGCACCGAGCTGATCGACGGTTCGCAGACCCTGAACCTGTACACGGGCGAGAGCTGCCGGATCGTCTGCGACGGTAGTGCCTTCAAGACCGTTGGCCGCACCACCGGTATGGTGAAGATCGCGCAGGCGGTCGTGGGTAGCGCAGTCAGCAGCGTCGATATCACCGCCGGGATCGATAGCACCTTTGACGAGTATGTCTTGGTGCTGGCGGGCGTCTTGCCGGCGACCGACGACGCGCAGTTATGGTTCCGTATCTCCCAGGACAACGGCTCAAACTACAAGGCCGGCTCGACCGATTACCGGACCAATCAGTTTGTCAACCAGAACGGGACCATCACGTCGGGATCGGCAGATTCCAATGCCTTGATCGTCTCCGCCGCTGCATCAAACGCCGCCGGCGATGGCGGCGTGAACGGCGAAATCCGCTTTTTCAACCCATCCTCCTCGACGGGCAAAAAGTGGATTCGCTCGGTGACGGCCCATTACCGGACCGCCAACGGCACCTGCGAGTGGCAGCAGGGCGGCCGCTATCAGGCCGACAACAATGCCTGGAATGCCATCCGCATCTTCTTCTCCACCGGCAATATCGCCGCCGGCACGTTCACCCTGTACGGCGTCCGCAAATAGGTCTCCATCCTCTCAAAAAAGGCTTCCATGGACGCAAACACCTTGCTTTTGCTGTTCAACATCGTCGTCGGCGTCTGCGGCGCCCTGGGCGGCTGGTGGCTCAAGACAGTCTGGGATAACCAGGTGGAGCTGGCCAGGGACCTGGTCCAGCTGCGGGCCCACATCACCGAGACCTACGCCCGGCGCGATGACTTCAAGAACACGGTCGATGCCTTGTTCGCAAAGCTCGACCGCATCGAGGAAAAACTGGACCGAAAGGCAGACAAGTCATGAAGCTGATTCCTGACGCGCGCCGCATGGCCCGCAAGCTCTGGACGGTTCGCCTGGCGCTCGCCCAGGCCGCGATCGGTGCCGCAGCCACTGCCTGGGTTTTCTGGGATCCAAGCCGGAAGCTCACGCTCTGGCTGGCCGTGGTGATGTTCATCCTGGGCGTGGCCATTGCGGCGGCGCGCCTGATCAAGCAGAAGGGGGTAGGCGATGGGGAAGGCTAAGCGGCCGCTGGCGGCCATTGTGGGTACCGTGGCGGCGGCTTTGATCACCGTCGCGCTGCCCCAGCTGGAAGGCAACAAGCTCAAGAGCTACCGCGACGTGGTCGGCGTCTGGACCAATTGCGCCGGCAACACGCATAACGTGCAGCCCGGCGTCACGCTCACCAAAGAGCAATGCGACGAAATCAACTCGGACAACGCGGCCGCCTATGCCGAGGCGGCCGACAAGTGCGTGCCGATGGAAAGCCTCAAGCCGCAGGTGCGCGTGGCCGTGGTGCTGTTCACCATCAACGAAGGGCCGGGGGCTTTCTGCAGCTCGGTCTTCGCCGCGCGCCTGAAAGCGAAAGACCCGCAGGCGTGCGATGAGCTGGGGCTGGTCAAGGATCCGCGCGGCCTGCCGAAGTGGACCACGGCCGGTGGCCAGTACTGGCCAGGCCTGCAGAACCGGCGCGATGCCGAGCGCAGGATCTGCTACATGAAGGATCTGTGATGCGCGTCGTACTGGTGGTGGCCCTGGTGATCGTCGCCTTCGTCCTGTACATGCTGGCCATCCTCACCAAGGCCGGCGACGCCAACGACAACGCCGGCGGCCTGGCCCTGCGCTTCTTCGCCGCCGCGCTGGCCAGCACCACGCTGGCGATCGCCGTGGCCTGCTGGGGGTGACATGGACCTGACCGACCTGATTCCCGAAAAGGCGGCCGCCAAGGCGCTGGCCATCGGCCTGGCCGTGCTGCTGGTCGGCGGCGCCGGCGCCGCGGCCGGCTACAAGGCCTGCGCCGTGATAAAGCAGGCCGAGATCGCCGATCTCAAGCGCCAGGCGGCCGAGAAGCGCGCAGGCGACGCCGAAGCAGGCCTGCGCGACCTCGCGGCCGGGGCGGCCCGCGTCAACGCCGCAGCGGCCCAATTTGCCGGCATCCAGGACCGCCTGGGGCCCAAGATCGACCAGATCAGAAAGGACATTGCCAATGCGCCGAAACCTCTGCCTGCTGATTGCAAGCCTGACGATTTCCGCATGCTCAAGCTCTCCGACGCGATCGGCGCCGCCGCCGAAGCCGCCGCTGGACGTTAAGCTGGCCGAGCCCTGCGCGCCCGTGCCGGCGCCGCCGGCGGCCAACTACGACGCCTGGCTGGACTACACGGTGCAGCTGCTGGGGCAGTACGGGGAGTGCGCGGCCAGGCACCGGAAGACGGTCGAGGCCTGGCCGCGGTAGTGCTCTAGAGGACCGCGGTGTCGTTCACTTCTGCCATATCCGCCTGCAGGACCTTAGCTGCTGATTTGGCGATGCTGAGCATATTGGTGAACTCGTTCTGGTTGCCCAGCGCGCCGATCATGCCGCATCGGATAGTAGGATCGGTGTAGCCTTGAGCGACCATCCGCGTGAAGATTTCCTTCACTAAACCGTCTGTGTAAACGTTCATATACTGACTTTCGAGAGAGAGAGACGAAGGCACGGCGACCCGTGGGCCGCCGTGGTCATTCACAGCCAAATTACTTCTTGGGTTGCTTGGCCGGCTGGGGCGCGGGGACGTGTTGCTTTTCGGTGGTGGGCTTGTGCGTGTCCGCGTAGGACTTCTTCACAAACTGACCATCAACCGAATCGCGATACACGACGCGCTTCTGCGTGGACTGAGCCAT